GCGGTGGCCAAGGGTCCGACGGTGAACGACAGTTGGGTGCGTACCGGGTGCTCATCGGCGAGCAGGAACGTCGCGGTGTCGCCCTGCCGGGACCAGTTCTGCGCGATCGACCAGCCGTCCTGCACCACGTACGGGGTGAGGTCCTGGCCGCCGACGATGAGCTGGAGGTTCTGACTCACATACCCCCCGGGCCTAGCGGCGTACCTGGATTCCGGCGCCGGGGAGCAGGGTGCGGACCAACCGCTTGTCGAGCTTGTCGAGCAACACGTCGATGTCCCGGTCGGTCATGAATTGTGAGCCGCGCAGGTCGATGACGACCGACTGTCCACCACCGCCACCGCGCGGGTCGGCAACGTATTCCATGCCGCCGGTGCCGTTGAAGACCGCGTTCCAGCCGGGGTAGACGGGGCCGCCCCGGTCGAAGTGGCCGACGTGCGCGAACGACATTACGGGGGTGACTCCGGCGCCCATCCGCACACCGGGGCCGGTGGACTCGAACGGGACCCCGGCGAGAACTCCGGCGGTGTGTCCGACACTGGTTCCGCCTGGTCCGGGTTCGCCGGGGTTGGTCCAGCCGGCGGTGAGGAGCCCACCGGGGCCGGGTAGCGGGAAGAACCCGGCCTCGTTCGAGGTGGAGAACGTGTGAACGTACGGATTAGTCCCCATGATGACGTTCCGCACTGCGGAAAGTGCACCGGAGCAGTCGTACCCGTCTGGGCCGGCCGACGCCCAGACGTACGGCTTGCCCACAATCGACTTGAGGAACGCCATCGCGGCCCCGGCGCCGCCCTTGCTGCCCGAGCCCTTCGCCCACGCCAGCAACCCGTCGCCGAGCTTGTGCGCCTCGCCGACCAACACTTCCCGCATCGGTCCGGCACCGGGGATCGAGTTGATGATCGCGTTGATCGGCCCCAGCAAAACCTTGATCGGATCGGTGAACAGGTCGAAAATTCCCTGCCCGATACCCGTGATGGCGCCGACGATGCCGCCGCCCGCGAACCCGGGAATTCCGCCGGACCCGTCACCCGGGTAGTGGGGCATGCTGGCCCCGCCCAGCGACCGGCGCCACGCCAGGATCGCGTCATGCCCGCCGGCCTTCTTCACCTCGGCCGCCGTCAGTACGTGCTCGCCGTGGCTGAGCATCGCCAGGATCGAATCGGAGGTTGAACTGCCCTCGCCCCATACGGGGCCGCCGGTGGCGAACCCGGCCGGTAGCGGGATGTGCACGTTGTCAGGCTTGACGCCGAAGGTGTGCGCGAGCAGGTTGTAGCCGGCCAGCAACCCGTCGTTGAGGATCGTGTTGATGACGAACTTGACCGGGATCTTCGCCAGGTCGATGAGCCCGTGCCAGGCTTTGCCGACCGCGTCGACGCCCGACTTGAACGCCGGCAGCACGTAGTCCTTGAGGATCCCGGCGAGGAAGTTGAAGATCGGTTTGATGACGTTGTGCCACTCGGCCGAGATCACCGAGCTGATGCCCTGCCACACCGGCTTGATGACGTTGTTGTACAGCCACTGGAAGGTGTCACCGAGGAACCGCAGTTCGAACTTGATGACTTCCCACAGCGGTTTGATGATGGTGTGCCACGCCCAGCCGATGATCGCGGCGATGAGTTGCCAGGCCGGTTTGACGGCGTATTCGTAGAGCGCGGTGAAGATCACCGCGAGGATCTTGAGTTCGATCTGGATCAGCCCGAAGATCACCTGGATGACCGCCCAGGCGATGGAGATCACGATCTGGATGGCCTGCCAGGCGGGCTGAATCACATCCTTGTAGAGCCAATAGAAGATCGCACCCAAAACCTTCAGGCTGGCCTGGATGACATCCCAGATCGGTTTGATGACCGTCCACGCCTCGCCGATCGCGACCCGGATACCCTGCCAGGCGGGCACGACGACGTTGCGCCACAACCACATGATCACCGGGCCGAGGACCTGGCTGAACAACGCCGACCACGCCGCGAAGTAGGGCTTGAGAACGTTGTTCCACAGCCACCCGCCGACCGCCGCGATACCCCGGAACGCCGGCTCGATCGCGTTGCGCCACAACCACATGACGGCCGGCACAACACCCTGCATGATCGCGATCTTGATGCCGTCGAACGCCGGTTTCAGGACGTTGTTCCATACCGCCAGGGCGGCCGTCTTGATGCCGTCCCACGTTTCGATGACGATCTTCCGGAAGGTCGCGAAGTGGGTCCAGCAGTAGTAGACGGCGACACCGACGGCAACCAGTGCGACGACGATCAGGCCTAGCGGCGTCATCGCAAACGCGGCATCCGCCTCCAGGGTGGCCAGCTTGAGGAACACCATCGCCGCGCGGACACCCATGATGGCGGTCTTAACCAGTTCGAACGCCTTCATCGCGCCGATGATCACCAGCACCAGGGCCGCGAAACCACCGATCGAGCCAAGGACGATCGCCGACAGTTGCTGGTGATGTACCGTCCACTCGGCGATCGGGCCGACCACCTGCATCACCTCGGTGGCGACCGCCGACACGACCGGCAGCAGCCCCGTACCGATGGCGATTTTCGCGGCCTCAAGCTTGCCTTTCAGGGCGTCCATCTTGTAGTTGAAGGTGCCCTGAATCTCGCTCCAGCCTTTGACGTGCCCGCCGGCCTCCACGGTGGCCTTGGAGACTTTGCTGATCGCGTCGTTCGCGACGCCCGCGTTGTCGCCAGCCAGCATCAGCGCCGTATTCAGGGACGTCGCGTCGCCGGTGGCCTTGTATAAGGCCGTGCCGTAGTTCTGCATGACGGTCGCGCCGGTCGTCTGCTGATCACCGATGCGGTGCATGCTGCCGGCCAAGGTGCCGAACGACATGGCCTGCTTCGCGGCGATCGGTTCCAGTGCACCAGCCGCCTTCGCGTACTCCTTCGCGGTCATGGTGCCGTCGAACAGGTGCATGCCCAACTCGCGCACGGCAGGAGACAGCCCGTTCAGTGCCGTCCGCAGGTCCAAGATGACCTTGTCGGACCCCGGCGGGGAGAGGTGCTGGATCCGCTGCGAGATCTCCTGGAGCGTCCCCGACAAGCCCTTCGTTTTGAGGTCGGCGGCGAGCTGGTTGGTGGTCATGCCCAGAATCGCGAGTTCTTTCGCCTGCACCGCCGTGGGCGTCTGCATGTGCTTGATCGTGTCGGCGAGGTTCTGTGCGGCCTGCTGCGCGGACATGCCGTGCACGGTCATCGCGGCGAGGTCGCCCAAGATGTCGTTGAGGGACACGTGGGCCGCCGACGCGTTGGGGAGCACCGAGTGCAGGCTTGCCGCCAGATCTTCGAACGTCATCTTGCCGCTGGCGGTCGCCGCGACCATTTTGGAGGTGACCTCGGCGGCGTCGCTGGCCTTCCCGTGGTAGTCCACAAGAGCGGTGGTGACGGCATCCGCGACGGTGGTGAGGTTCGCGTTCTCGGTTTTGGCGCCCTCGGCGGCGGCGCGAAGCACCTGCAACCCGGCGGCGCCGTGCTGTCCGCCCGACTCCACCTTGTACATGGCGGTCGACAGGGCCTCGGTGGAGTAGCCGACATCCCCGGCCATCGTCAGCATGCCCTGCCGGACGAGGTCGATGTTGGCCCTGGTTTCGTTCGCGGAGGTGATCAGGCGGGTGGTGGACGCCTCGAACGTGCCCGCCGCGTGGACCGACGACACGGCGATGGCGCCCACCGCGATGACCGTCGCCGCCGCCGCGACCGTCGCACCCTTGAGTACCTGCGTACCCAGCCCCGTCTCGGTGGAGGCCGCTTTTTGTGCGGCGGCCATCTCCTTGGACCGGGTCGCGACGAGCTTCTCCGACTCCTGCAGCCGCATGAGCGCGGCTTCCTCGGCGTCGGCAGCGGCGGCGACCTGCGCCGCCGAGGCGCGGACCGAGACGCTTCCCTCCCGGACCGCCGCGTCGGCCTCAAGTTGTGCCGCCTTCGACGCGAGCATCGCGTCCCGCAGTGCCGACTGTGCCCCAACTTGGGAGGCGACCGCCCGGTCGTAGGACGCCGCACTCGCCGCCGCTTTGGTGTTGGCGGCTTCGATCTCGACGCTGGAGCGGCTGGCTTGCGCCGCCGCCGACTTGATCGCCGTCTCGAAGCCTTTGACCGTCCCGGCGAGCCCCTCGATGATCCGGGTGGCCTGGTCTCTGGCCTCCAGGGCGAGGAGGAGCGTAATGCTGTCGGCCACACACCTCCGGCTGGCGGGTCAGGCGGGTGGCATGGGCGGTGGGGTGGCCTGCGCCCGCAGCCGCTGGTAGCTGTCCTGCGTCGCGGCGGGCCGAGGTGGCCCTGCGGCGGACGGCTGGCTGCCAGCGTTCGCCCCCGCTGCTGACCGCTGCTGTTCGGCTTCCACCTCCGCCTCAACGATCATGATCGTGGCGTAGTCGGCGATTTTCTGTGCCGGCCACAGCGGTAGCGGGTCGCCGGGCACGTTGAAGCGTTCGCAGAACCACCGCTCCAGCCGGTACGAAGACAGCTCCGGCGGGCAGGGGAAGGTTTCAGGGCGCCTGAGGTGCGCCCTCACCCTGCCCCTGAAACGTGGCCGCGTCGTCGGCGCCGAGCTTCTTGTTGTCGGAGATCTGCTTGAGGATCCGCTCGATCGCGAAGTGCGGCAATCTGCGAATCGACTCCCGCCGCACCCGGTTGACCTTGTCCTCCCCGGCGGACGGGGGAGGCATGTAGGGCGGCAGCGGCAGTAGTTGGTCGGTCTCGTCGGTGAGGTTCCAGTCGATGATCGCGGCGACGAGCACCTCGATGTTGTATCCCTGCTGGTCAATCGTCGTAGTGACGGCCCGCACCTCGGCCTCATCGGCGCCGCCACCGGCTTTCGCCACCGTCGACTCAATGCGGGGTGACACGAGGGCACGCTGGGCCCGGTCGTGTTCGGCGTCGGACAGGAACTTCTTGATCTCGACGTAGTAGCCGCCGCCCATTTCGATGCGGTCACGCTCGTCGTACAGGGACAGGAAGCCGCCCATGTGGGTCCTTTCGGCGGGGTCGAGGCAATGGCAGGCGCCCAGCCACCGTCGGGGGGCTGAGCGCAAGGGAACGGGCAGAACCGGGTGAGCTAGTACGGCAGGTACGCCGAATTCACGACACTCGCGGACACGGTCTTGAGGCTGGTGAAATCGAGGAAGGCGTCGAACTGCAACGAGGTGAGAATGACGTCTTCCATCTTTACCGCGTCGGCGTAGGTGCGGATCCGGTTGCGGGTCAGGTTGAACGTGAACGTCCCACCGTTGGTGGGATGGGTGAGGGCGATCGTCAGGGCACCCTCGGCCTGGTTGACCATCTGCTGCCAGTAACCCCACGTCGCGTCATCGAGGGACGTGAACACCAGGTCGACTTTCGCCGAGGCTTTCAGGGTCAGCGGGGTGAGGAACTGAAGGTTGTGGCCGGCATTGAAGGTGTAGGTGTCCTTCAACCCGTTTTCGATGCTGAGGTCAACCTGGGTTGCCTGGGTGACTGCCTGCCCGAACACCGACACTGTGGTTTCCGCGAACACGTACGGGGCCTCGTTGGTGACCGTGATCGCGGTCGGGGTGGCCAGTACTGCCGCCGACTTGGCCATCAGGTCGACCGTCAACGCGGCTTCCTGGTTGCCGTTCTGGACCTGCACACCCAGTTTGTTGACCCGCGCACCGGCGAACTGAAGGGACTCGAAATTGCCCATGTTCTTCTCGACGGTGAACGACGGCAGGGTGTTGGCCTGCGTGATCGAGTGGGTGAACGGCGCGGTCACGATCTTCACGGCCGCGGCGGTCAGATGCCCGTACGTCCACGCCACATCCACGGTGATCGTGTTGGAGGCAACGTTGGTGACCTTGCGGACCTCCGCTGTTGTCGTCGGCCCGCTCGCGTTGACGTCGACCTGCACGATCGACCCGATACTGTAGCCCGCCGCGGAGGTGAGCACAGCTGTGGTTGTGGTGGCCGAAATCGGGCTGGACAGGGTTGTTGGTGACGTCGACCCTGTGCCGGTCACCCCCGACCCGGCAGCCCCGTCCGCCCCAATCGCACCGCTAACCAGGGTGGTGCCCATGGTCGGGAACAGGGGGGCGTTCAAGCTGCCGGCGACCTTGTTCTGCCCGTACAGCGGGAAACTGTTGAGGTCCCGCTGCCCGAACATGACCTTCGGGCTGAACAGGCCCGGATCCAGTTCCAAACCGTTGCCGGTCATCGGCAGGAACACGGTCGGCGCCAGCGCCGTTCCGAATGTGGTTTCCTTCGCCACGCCGGTCGCACTCAGCGACCCGTAACGCTCGACAACGGTGGTCGGCACAAGCCTCCAGGGTTACTAGTTGGTGTCCGCCGACCGCTTGCGCGACGGCGGGGTGGTGGCTTGACCCTCGACCAGTTCAGGTTCGGGCTTGGTGGTGGTCTCGGTGACCACGGTGGCCGACGGTGCGACGGTCGACTCGGCAGGCTGATCCTGCGGCGCCACGAACGGGTCGACCTCAACGAAATGCGGATGCGACAACAGGCGGGCAGCCAGCCAACCCGGAACGTGTTTGATTTCCCCGACCAGCCACCGGCCGACGTCCACGACCGCCGTTTCGGCCTCACCCACGAACCGGACCCACCGGGGCTGCGCGGGTTCGACAGGTTCGACCTGCGGGTCCACGTTGGCTGCGATCGCCGGGTCCGGTTCATGGCCGGCCACGGACACCGGCGGCGGGTCGATGGGGGTGTCGGGTTGGGTCGGGTCGGTCATGGTCATAGCCTTTCGAACGTCGCGCGCCACTGGGCGGCAAGCTGCGGCATCATGGCGTTGAGTGCCGCACGCGGGTAGGGGTTGGGTTTCGTACCGGGATGGTGCACGCGGCGGGCGAACACGCCCATACCACCGGGGGCGGTCCAGTGCAGCACCTTGGCGGCCTTCGGCACGATGTCATGCGGCTTCGTACCTCGGATGACGAACGGCGCGTAGGGCACGTTGGAGTGGAACTCCATCCGCACCACGCCGATGCGGGTTTGCCGGGTGTAGCGGGTCGAGTCCGCCAGGCGTCCCGCTTTGGGTCCCTTGCCGCGGGGTGCGTGTTCGCGAATCCGGCGGGCGAGTTTCGGGCCGATCACGTCGGCGAACGTCACCATCCGCCTCGTAGCGTTGAACTGGCCCAGCCGGTCAACGGCTTCCCGGCCGCCAGTCAGCCTTATCGGGTCAACCACCGTCCACCTCCGCTCAGGCCTGAAGTAGTTCGGTGACGTGACAGATGATGTGCGCGTTGTACACCAGCCACCGCTCGTCCTCCAGCGAATGCACCGGGGCGTAGTCCGAGTCGATCTTTTCCCCGATGGACAGGATCGTCGACACGTCACCGGTGTCCGGGTCGGTTACCCCCTGCACGGGCATGAGGGTGTTACGGAGCTGCTTGTTGATCGAGTCGATGACCAGCGGGAACATGGATGAGGCACGCGGATCTTCGGCGTCACCGAACCAGATCAGCCACAGGTCGATGGCGTGCTCAACCTTCTTGAACCCGCCGGATGCTAGGTTCCCTGGCCTCGCGCGGGGCATTGTCTGGCGGAACTCCTGCTGCGTGGATCCCCACACGTACACCGCCGGCTGGGTGCCGTCCCCCGGGTTGGGTGGGTCGATGAACGCGGCGAGGCGACCCAGGTTCAGTGGGAGGGGGAGTTGGTCGAGAAGTCCCCGAACATACTGCTGAACACTGTTCAATGACACGGCACGGTCACCTCCGCCGCCGGAAGAAGCTGTGCCTGCGCAGCCGCCCATAGTTGGTCATGAAGCGGTGGTGGCGGGCGGCGACCCGGTGTTCGTGGCGGAAGAAGCCCCGCCGAGCCCCCACCTTGATGCGTTTGGTGACCATCTGGTACCGCAGTCGGCGGGGCAGGACGTTGCGGGGACGGCGCCGCTGCTGGTGCTGCCTGCGCCGGTGATGTCCGGCCTTGTGGCCCTTGCCCGGGTGTCCCTTGTGGTGGCGGCCCCTAAGCGCCTTCGAAATCTTCGCCCGGGTCGCGGCCGACAAAGGGTGCCCCCGGTGCGGATGCCGCTTGCCCTTGCGGGCGGCCGACATGTGCGCCCGCGCCTGCGCGGACAGGTGGTAGCCGCGCCGCCGCTTGTGGTGGGCCTTGCGACGACCTGCCGCCATCTACAACGTCAGCTTCAGCGAGTGCACCCACAGTTCGGCTTCCGCCGCGTACTCCTCCGGCGTCCTACCCCCACCGCCCGCCGAACCGGGCTGGGACTGCACCGTCGTCGCCGTCGCACCCCTGGTGAGGGCTTGAGAGACGCAGAACAGGATCCCCGCCCACACCACAGTCCCCGGCAGCGCGGACACCATCGTGCCCGACCTGTGCGCGGACACCAGCGGGGACGCCAGGGTCAGCGTCCCCGGCCCTGACAGCGCACCCACCGTGGACGGGGTGACGGCGGTGACGGAGATGGCCTCCTGGGACCCGCCGTCGTGGATGATGCCCGCCGCCCCAAGCCAGCCCGTGACGTCATCCACCGACAATGAGGAGGCCGCGGCGGCAACATCCTGCGCGAGGGACCCGTGTGGCCAGCCGTTGATGTAGGTGACCTGGATCAGTGACCCGTACCGCCCGGCACGCCACGACAACCAGCCCGGGGCGAGCAGCACGGCCTGGCTGCCCTCGCCGGCACTGGCCGGCGCCGACGTTCCGTACACGCCTATCAGCGGTTTCTCTGGCGCCCACTGGTCAGCGGCGATAGCCCGCCACTGGGGAGGAAAAGCTGCCGCGGACGAAACCTGACCCGACAACACCTTCACCACCGGGGAGCGGGACAGCATCAGCCGGGCGGTGCCGTTGGGTCGGATCGATACCCGGTAGCCGTCCGGCCCGGGCAAGGTTTCCGTGTCCACGGTGGCGCGTAAGGGCATACCACAGTAGGCGTCGATCATCGCGGTCGCGCGCACGCACAGGTTCAGCTGCTCGGCGTTCTGCTGCTGCGGGGTAGAGCCACGGCCGCCGCCGATCGACGACCAGGAAATTCCGGTCGGCGCCGACACGAGCACCGACGGAACGACGTACGGGGTGCCGGGAGCGACAACAAGGGACATGGGGCATCACCTCCGCCCCAAGGTCGTCAGCCTTCAGGCTGGGCCGTGTTGC